TAAAGAAAAAATTATGGAAGGCTTTAATTACAGTAAACATATTAGAAGGTTTAAGATTTTATGTATCGTTTGCTTGTAGTTTTGCTTTTGGTGAACTTAAATTATTAGAAGGATCAGCAAAGATTATTTCGTTTATCGCAAGAGACGAAAGTCAGCACTTAGCAGTTTCACAAAGAATAATAAACAATTATAGAGACATTGAACGAGACAAGATTATGGATAAAGTGATTAGAGATACTGACAAAGAAGTATATGCAATGTATGATGAAGCAGTACAAGAAGAAAAAAGATGGGCAACTTACCTTTTCTCTAAAGGCTCTATGATAGGTTTATCAGAAAAATTATTACATCAATTTGTAGAGTATATGGCTAATAGAAGAATGAAAGCTATTGGTTTAACACCTGCGTATGAACAAAAGTCTAATCCATTACCATGGATAGATCACTGGTTAAACAGTAAAGGTACACAGAATGCTCCACAAGAAACTGAAATAGAAAGTTATGTTATTGGTGGAATAAAACAAGACGTTAAGAAAGATCAATTTAAAAAATTTAAACTATAATGGAAAAAGCAATAAAGAAGTGCTCTAACTGCACTACTAAATATACCATAGTGTGGGACGAAGAAGAACAAGATTTACAACCCTTGACTTGTCCGTTCTGTGGATACGAAGTAGAATCAGAGGAAGATAGTGAGCATGAAATACCAGAAGAAGCAACAGACGATAGTTGGAATTGATTATAGTTTAAATAGTCCTGCGATTTGTATTGCAGGTGATAACTTTGATTTTAACAAATGTTCTTTTCACTTTCTAACAAGTAAAAAGAAACACATTGGTAAGTTTGGTAAAAATATATTTGGTTATGAAATTAAAGAATACAATACTGCGATTGAAAGATTTAATAACATTTCTCTTTGGGCACTCGACACAATTCACAAAAACAAAACTAGACAAGAAACAGCACAAGTTTTTATCGAAGGTTACTCATTTGGCTCTAAAGGTCAAGCAGTATTTCAAATTGCTGAAAACTGTGGTCTTCTCAAATATAAATTACATATGTCACCTACAATGTTATATGACACGATTGTTCCTAGTGTTGTTAAAAAATATGCGTCAGGTAAAGGAAACGCAGATAAACAATTAATGTATGATAGTTTCAAAGAATATACAAAACAAGATTTATTAAAAATGTTTGATATGGGTAAATTAAATAATCCTGTAACAGATATTATAGATAGTTATTATATTGCGAAAGTTGGTTATGAAAATATTAAAAGCAAAAAATAAAATTGAGGGTTGTGAGACTTTAGTTGCTGAAGTAGAAAAATTAGCGTGGGGACATGAATCAATAGATGGTCCAGGTTTTGTTAAACTATATAATAGTATAAATGAAACTATGCAATGGCCTTTAATATTATTTAATGGTTCATTAAGATACGGAAACAAAAGATTGACATATGCAAAGATGTTGGATTATACACATATTGAAGTTGTCAATGTAAATGATAAAAAGGAGTTAGAACGAGTTAGAGTATTAACTTGTTGGAAAAGATTATGAAGAAAGCGATTATAACAGGTATAACTGGACAAGACGGTTGTTATCTAGCGAAACTACTATTAGATAAAGGATACAAGGTCTACGGCGCTCAGAGACGTAATACAGGCAAGAGATACTGGCGTTTAGATGAACTAGGTATTAGAGATCAAATAGAAATAGTTGACATAGATTTAACAGAACCTTATAACATATCCAAACTATTAGATAAAATACAACCAGACGAGTTTTATAATCTCGCAGCACAATCATTTGTTGCATTGTCATTTGAACAACCACAAGTGACAACACTTACAAATGCGAATGGTGTTTTAAATATACTTGACGCCATAAGACATAATCACCCTACAGTAAAATTTTATCAAGCTTCAACAAGTGAAATGTTTGGTAAAGTTTTAGAAACACCACAGAGAGAGACTACAAGATTTTGGCCTAGATCACCATATGGTTGTGCGAAAGCATATGCTCATCATCTTATGGTAAATTATAGAGAAAGTTATAATCTACATTTAAGTGGTGGTATTTTATTTAACCATGAGAGCCCTATGAGAGGTGAGGAGTTTGTAACTAGAAAAATTACAAAAGGTTTAGTACATTGGTTAAAGAATGGTAAACCAGTTGAACTAGGTAATTTAGATTCGCAAAGAGATTGGGGTCACGCAGAAGATTACGTAGAAGCAATGTGGTTAATGTTACAACAAGAAACACCAGATGATTATGTTATAGCAACTGGTAAAACATATACAATAAAAGATTTCATTATAAAATGTTTAGATCAATTAGAGATAGATTATGTAAATGAGGGTAATGAGTTTAAAGATACAAATGGTAATTTTATTGTAAAAACAAATCCTAAATTTGTAAGACCAGCAGAAGTAGATTTACTTATAGGTGACCCTATGAAAGCTAGAGAAAAATTATTATGGAAACCTAAACATAATTTAGATACTTTAATAAAAGATATGATAGAGGCTGATTTAAGAAGATATGGCAAGTAAACTTATTTGGACAGATGAAGATAAGTTTTTCATAACATCATTTAATAAAAGACTATATGATGATTACGCACATAAATTTTTACAAACATATGCTGAAACTAAACAGACTATAAAGTTAATATGTTATGTAGAAGAAAACTATCAATATCCTAATTACGAAGGTGTAACATATATAAACATGGTTGAAGAAATACCAGAGTTTGTAGCATTTAAAGAAAGACATAAAGATAAAGTATGGACTGATGATAGTGACTTTTTACAAAACGCTGTAAGATTTTGTCCTAAAGTATTCTCTCAACATCACGCTAGTCAGTTAAAGAAAAAGTTTATGTGGTTAGATGCAGACAATGTTTTTATGAAACAGTTTCCTGATAATTTTATGGATACTTTTATACCCGAAGATACGTTTACGACTTTCTATGGAAGAGATCATTATACAGAGTGTGGAGTTGTAGGTTTTAATTGTACACTAGACATAACTAAAAAGTTTTTTGAAACATACTTAAATCATTATATCAAAGACACAATTTGGAATATGGTAAACAAAACAGATTGCCATGCTTTTGATAATACAAGAAATATGATACAAGTAAAAGAGCGAAATAAAAATGATGGCCATGGTGGTCATATTATCGCTAGAGATAACGAGATTAATTCTTATATAGATCACAAAAAAGGAAAGAGAAAATATAAGATTAATAGTCCAGAATGGATAAATCAAACAAAAGGAAAACAATGAACAAAATATTAACGACCATTTTAGTAGGTTTATTTGTAACAGCATGTTCTGTTAAAGAGCCTAGAATATCTTTAGGTAAAAAATGTACCTTAAAAGATGACAAAGTGGTTTACTCATACTTATGGTTGTATGATAAACAAGTAGGTCTACCAGCAGACAAAGAAGCTTGTGAACAAATCGCAAATGATTAGTAAAAAGAAAATATTAATAATGGGATTACCAGGAAGTGGTAAGACAACTCTTGCTAAACTCCTGGTACCTATGTTTAACGCTGTATGGTTAAACGCCGATAAGGTTAGAGAAGAAGCAAACGATTGGGACTTTTCTGAAAAAGGTAGATCAATTCAAGCAAATAGAATGAAAAGATTAGCTCAAGAAGCTATAGATAATAATAGAGTAGTCATCGCAGATTTTGTTTGTCCAACAGAGGCAACAAGAAAAGACTTTAACGCTGACTATATCATATGGATGGATACTATTAAAGAAGGTAGGTTTGATGATACAAATAAAATGTTTGAACCACCTAAAAAATATAATTTTAAAGTATTATTTAAAGAAGCTGCTATGTGGGCGTATCTTATAAAACAAGATATACAAAGAGAGTTTGAAAATGACAAAATGGAATAATAAAAAACCTACAGCTCAAATGTTAGGTAGATGGCAGCCTTGGCATGGTGGTCATCAAAAATTGTTTGAAGAAACTTTAAAAAGAGCAGAACAAGTTTTGATTATGGTAAGAGACGTACAAGGTGTTGATGATAATCCTTTTGATTTTGAAACTGTAAAAGCAAACATAGAAAAAGCACTCGTAGATTATGAGGGTAAATATAAAATAATATTAGTACCAAATATAACTAATATATGTTATGGTAGAGGTGTAGGATATAAGATAGAGGAAATAGTATTAGATGAAGATACACAAAAGATTTCTGCCACTAAAATCCGACAACAAATGAGAGATCACGGAGATTTAATATGATTAATATTTTTATAGGATACGATAGAAACGAGCAGATTGCGTACCATGTTCTATCACAAAGTATATTACGAAACGCAACAAGACCAATTAGAATTACACCACTCTATCAACCTAATATTAAATATGAATTTAGTAGAGAGCGAAGTAAGATAGAATCCACAGAGTTTTCTTTCAGTAGATTTATTGTACCTAAACTTATGGACTATTCTGGTTGGGCATTGTTTATGGATTGCGATATGTTAATGAAGGCTGATATATCAGAACTATGGGCATTAAGAGACGATAGATATGCTGTTCAAGTTGCCAAACACGATTATGTACCAAAAGAAAAGACAAAATTTTTAGGACAAGAACAAACAATATATCCTAGAAAGAACTGGTCTAGTTTTATGTTGATGAATTGTAGAAAGTGTACAACACTAACCAGCG